ATAGGTTCTTTAAAGTCTATTAAATGGATGATACTACCTACAATAGCCTATGCGATTCAACCATGGATCTTCTTGAAATCTCTTAATTTCAGTTCTATGATTACTATGAATTTACTATGGGACCTTATAAGCGATGTCCTTGTTACAGCTAATGGATATTTTATTTTTGGCGAGACACTTACACGGACAAAAATGCTAGGAGTTGCTCTTTCGTTTGTAAGTATATATCTTCTATCTTGTAACGAGAGCGAATTATGCCCGTGAGCTAGTTGGAACTTCAAGCGCCTCCATTTCTAAAATAGATTCGTTAAAAGTTTTAAGTATTTTTATGATTTATTAGACAGTTAATTTTACACTATTATGAATATATGATATGAATATAACATGAATATAACATGAAGTGTCTCCACTTCTTTAATTGCTGTACGCTAAACCGCCCATACCGCTCATCACGCGCAGCACATTGTAGTTGGTCGCATACACACGGACCGTCGACGATGTGTTCTGGCCCACAGAGTTGTTGGACACCACCAGCATGAGGGTGGTGTTATCAATGCGGGACAAGTTGCATGTACCACTGGGCTGGTGCTGCTCGGGCTGGAGGGCGAACGAGTACACGTTAATACCAGTGGAGGGGATATTGGTGTGGTGCTGGAAAGGCTGCACCTCATTGAAATAGCGGCCCTCGCGCACCTGGAAGCGATCGTGGCCGTTGAGCTGGAGGAGCGCGGTGATGACAGGGTTCTTGCCCGCCATGCCCTCCAGACGAGTAACGGAGTAGGGGGACTCCAGAACGGCGCGGTCCCACCAGTCGGAGTAGTTGAAAGGCTGCTGGCCCTTCCAGGAATTGATAGTGGCATCATCGCATGTCACAAACGAGTCGCGCTGGACAACCCACACGAGCTCCTTGCAAGGGTGGTTGAAGTTCAGCTTGAGCTTGTTGGAGGCGGATGTAATAGACTCACCGCCAGTGAACTGGAGGGTCTCGATCAGGTACTCGTGTGAGACCTGGGCGAACTTGCGGCGCTCATCAGTGTCCAGGTAGATGTAGTCCACGTACAGAGACGCGGCGACCAGGCCAGTCTGGGCCACGCGGTCGCGGACGGCGTGGACGGAGCCATTTGTGGCGTTGGGGGTGGCGTCCCAGCAGAGATTGCGCAGGTCATCAAACTCCAGATTGATGCGCACCTCGTGGTACTGGAGCGCAATCAGAGGGAGCGCCAGACCAGGGTTGCGGCAGAACCAGAACTGCAGGGGAATGTACAGGGTGTACTCAGGCGCGCAGCTGGTGGCCTCAATCAGAGTGTTGGGCGCGCCAGACGAGCAGTCCGCATCGCAGCCCTCAGCGCCCTGCTGGAGCACATTCACCAGCTGGGGCACGTTACCCACCATCTTGGCGTAACCGGCCTGCTTGCCGGCCTCCTGGGTTAGCTCATTCCAAATGTGGAGCCAGTCGCCGTAGTGCTTGTCAATGCGCTGGCCACCGATCTCGAGCTCAACGGAGCTGATTAGATTGTGACCAACCCAGTTGAGCCAGCGGAACTGGGCACCAGTGCCATCAGCGGCCAGGAGAGCAACCTGGGGCAGGGTGGCCTGGAGGTAGATGCGGTGAATCAGATCACCATTGCGCTGGATGGTGCAGGTCACGCGCTTGCCAAAGTTGGGCGAACCATTGAAAGGGTTCTCAATGGACTCCATGGCAAAGTTGGTGTGGCGACGGTACATCGACTTGAAAAAAGTAATCTGGGGGTTACCGGTCAGGTAAACATCCTGGGCGCCATACGCGACGAGCTGCATTAAACCACCACCTGTCATTTGATTTCTATACCCAGGATTTAGAAAAAAAATCTCGGCAAGCGGTATAAATTTATGCGCTTACCCAAGCCGGAAGGGTAATTTATTTTTTAATGAATATTAAGAGACTATCATTGTTATAATCACCAGAAAATCTGTTCTTATGTTCTGCTTTTATATAATAAATAGATTCAAAATTATTGAGTAGTTCCTCACCAAAATATTCCTCGTATTTTTCAGCCGATTCCGACCGATTTACATCTTCAATTATTAGCAAACCACCAGCCTTAAGAAAGGGCAAAAAACTCCTCACAACTTTTCGCTGGCTTTCTATACTATGGTCAGAATCATCTAATATAATATCAAATGTTGTATCAATTTCTTTTAATGTTTCATTCATATACTCCTCATTTGTAACATCAATATATATAGGAAATACATTTGAATATCCCCTCTCTTTCAACATCTCTAGAAATCCATGAGAGACATCCATTCCAAAGATAATAGTATCTTCATGAAAATACTTCTTCCACATTTTAATTGAGTCTCCCCCCGCAATGCCAATCTCACAAAATTTTATCACCTTATTCCTGTAAGGCCCTAACAGGAGTGAGTAAATAGGTGTATAAGGATGTTTATGATAGTGTAGCCATACATTATGGGGTGACTTATCAGTTGTCTCCCCAAAAACACATAACTCTGTTTTTGCCTCATGAGAATCAATTGTATATGTTTGAATTCGACCCATTATTTAGTTGGAGGAGGTCAATATTTAGGCTGTCTTTCCAGGGTCTAAAAAATAGCTAGAATTATTTATTAATGTCATTATTCAAGAATTATACAGATTTAGTTGAACAGAAATTAATAAAGGGCTCTGAAAAGGATAAATCTAAACCTCAGAAAAAGAATGGGTTTGAAGAAAGAACTACTCTTGATATGTATCATAGAACACAACTTGATTCAATTAAAATAAAGATTCAGGATATCTCTGGGCTATATCTGGAACGAGATGGATTACTTGAATTAATCAATGTATGTAATGACGAAATTCTTGTTGGGCAATATGAAACACGTCTTCATATAATTGAAAAGGAGATATCCTCTTTGAAAAATGATCAACCAATTTATGATTATTTCTTGAAAACAGGTGGAATTCTTTTTAACTATTATGATATTCAGGATAAAATCGCATCTGGAGAAGTTACTGAAAAAAGTAAGCATTCTAAATCAAAGCCTGGCAATATTCTATCTGTCCTTACAGAGGCTGCAAAGAAAGATGGAATCTATGTTGAAGATAACTGTACTACTACTACTATTCCTGCGCAGGGGCGCGAAACACTTCTTGAACAGTATCTAGAAATAGTAGATGGAAACTTCAAAAAGAAAGTTGTTTCAGAAATTGAAGAGGTTACAGGAGATTGTAAGTTTTGTGGGGAAGAAATGATATTCTCCTCAAATGAGGCTCTTTTTAACTGCCCTGAATGTGGAAATCAAGAGTTTATTCTCATGGACAGCGACAGGCCATCCTATAAGGATCCACCTCGTGAAACAAGTTATTATGCTTACAAACGTATCAACCATTTTAATGAACTTCTTGCGCAATTCCAAGCGAAAGAAAGTACTGATATTCCACAGGAGGTGTTTGATAATATTCTTATTGAACTAAAGAAAGAGCGTATTACAGATATTAATAATCTAAAAATTCCCAAGTTACGTGAAATACTTCGTAAACTGAAGTATAATAAATATTATGAACATATTCCAACAATTATTTATCGTTTGAATGGAAATAATGCGCCAATTATGAATCGTGAAACTGAGGAGAAGTTACGCCATATGTTTAAGGAGATCCAACCTTCCTTCCAGAAACACTGTCCCAAGACACGCCGCAATTTTTTATCATACCACTATGTTCTCTATAAATTCTGTGAACTTCTGGAAATGGATGAATTTCTTCATTGTTTCCCATTGCTAAAAAATCGTGATAAACTATACCAACAGGATAATATCTGGAAACTTATATGTACAGATATGGCTTGGGAGTTTATTAGGTCCGTTTAGGAGCGATTTCTTGATCTTCTTGTTTTCCTCACTCCCTTTCTTCTTCTTGTTTTTCTCCTGCTTCTGCTGCTGCTGCTGCTGCCCCCTACAAGAAAATCTCCACTGTTTGCTCTATTAACTATTTGTTTTGCCCATACAGGGTTGATTTTTTCCGCAGCATGGTGAATAATATTCTCTGTTACACGACCTGTTCGAACAAGTGGGGCTAAAGGCTCCGCAATTCCGCAATTTTTACTATATCGAGGATAAATTTCATCCATCCATTGTCTTAAATGTACTGGATGTAAATTCTTACCAGCATTTAGAATATGTGCCTTTAATTTTGGCGGAGAGTATCCTTTGCATGTCTGGCTCATATTTAATATTTTTGAACTAGCATTCATTATCGTCCACCTCTCTAACCATATACAATAATTCCTTTCTTAGTCTGAATACATCCAGTTAGCCATCCAAAGCTATCACGCTCGCCAGGAAATACATAAAACCCAGCTTCTCCTAGAATTGTATGATTTTCCCAAATATTTTTACCATTAAAGTCAATTAATGCGTCGCATGCTAGGCTCGATGCTAATGAATTAATAAGATATTTATCACTCTCGCCATCATCGTCCTCTAGTAAGGGATCCTCGTCAATTTCCTTAAGAAGAGTAATCAACTCCTCAAGAGGGGTAATTGTATCTACAATGCTATCGCTCATTTTTCCTTACAGAGTGCTAATAATCTGCTGCTAATCAATTTTTTATGGCTTCTAAGAATACGTAAAAAAGAGATTATTTAATATTAATTAACAACTAATTCATTGTGGGATCTAACCGCGCATAGGGAAACCGACGAGGTTGGCGCCCAGACCGAAGCCGGCACCCTGGCGGGCCGTAACACCAACGGAGGGGGCGAAGACATCCAGAATGGCGAACACCGCCGCGGCGAGCAGGGCTAGAGATGCAACCTCATCCAGAGGTAGCGCCTTGCGAGGGATAAAAACAGCGGCAGCCGCAATTACAAGGCCCTCAATCAGATACTTAATAGCGCGAGTAACAATCTCACCAAAATAGCCGTCCATTTGCTTATATTTAAGCCGAAGAAAATATTCTATAAAATTGGATACACTTGACGCTACAAAAAGGTGCGTAAAGAGTGTGTTATTATATTGATATATTACGACAAATGAGTCGTTCAAGTGAACCAGATTTTCTAGATGAGGATGATGAAATCCGCGGTCAGCGTTATGTCCTCTTGTCTTTCCTTTCACCAGAGAAGGTACTTGCCAAAAAGGATGTTCATTTCTTTAATGAATTCGTAAAGGATTATGAGATTTCTTGGAAGACTAAGAATCTGGAGAAGTATCTTGCTGAACAGATCCTTTCAGTGCGTAAGATGCTGTTCGAGCAGGCTGATAAGTTTGATGCTGAAGATCTTTCTGGTGTTGCTTTGAAGTGTCGTAACGCTGTTAAGAATTTTAGTGTAGAAAATGTCCTTGATTCCTATAAGGGATATTTAACAAAGAATAAGAATGAAATTAATCTAACCAAGATTAATGAGGATTACGAGGAGTTCTTATTTAAGAATCAGACACGTCTAGAGGATGAATTCTTCGCGAAAAATAACTTTCAGACAACAATTCGTGGCCTGAAGGTTCGTGGAGTATATGATACGTCTTTTGAGGCTGAGACTCGTGCAAAGAAACTTCAGCGTAAGGATCCTAAGTTTAATATTCTCATTGGCGATGTTGGTAAGTGGCTCGCATGGGATCCTTCTCCTCACCAGATTCCTAATCAGGAGTATGCGAATGAGGAACTCAATAAGCTTATGAAGATGAAGAATGAAAATGAGGAGAAACTGGACGAGTTCTATACGAAGAACCCCGAGGTAAAGGGCTCAAAGAGTGTTAAGTCAGTTTTTAATATGTCTCTTGAGCCGACAAGCGATGTTGCAACACATGATGTTGCAACACAGGATGGGAATGTTGGTACAGTAACAGAGGCAACAAGCGCTCTTTTTAACGGCCCTGCAGATCTAGCTCTAGCTCGTAAGATGGAGCGATTGGCTTCAGAGGAGACAAAGTCTACTACAATTGATAATGCTTAGAACTTTGCTGCCAATTGTATTGTCAAGTGATTAATACCAAAGTTAAGAGATATAATGTCTTAACTTTATCATTAAACTATATAATTAAAAACTCTTATACACGAGGAAAGATTGATGTGCACTTCTCCTGCTGGCAAAAGTAGCCTTCTGGGCAAGGCTTCGCATAATCCTTACAGGTGAGATCGGAAAAACCTAGTGTGCTACCAGAACCGAAGGATAAAGGACCCAGATATGCCTTGGCAATAGGAAGTGCAATAATTAATATAATAAATACAAGTGCGAGGCCAGCCAATGTGTAAGGGGCGCTACCACGTGCCATCTTTCTTATAGATACTCAGATTTTTCCGCGTTGTCGTGGACTGACTAGTAGGCCAGGAGGCAGACCCACACTTTCATCTTATCATCTCCATCTTTTTTCACAGTGGCTGTTATGACCTCCTGAACAGTACTCATCTGTATTTGGACAGCATGTAGAAGTATGCTGTTCTTTTGCCGTTGATGCCTTTTGACCATTTGGAAGATAATAAGGCCCACAGAACTTTTTGCCACATTGCCAACACCATGACCCGCCACAACCTGCGCCAACAACAAATTGCCCTTTTGATTCTAGGCCACATGCAAAAATATAATTACACGCATCATCTTTGAGGCACCACCTCTGACACCAGGGGCACTGTTTCGGATCCATTAAAGAGCCTTAACACAAAGTAATATTAAAATATAGAAAAATATGTCTCTTGAAATTTTCGTTGTATTTCATAATACGATTAATGATGATAACTATAAGGAACTAACCCCTTCTGAAAGATCACATCTCACGTTTGTTGCAGTTAATGAGACTATATCAAAAATATACGATTCCTCAAAATACAGAGTTATAAAGGAGTGGGAACTGCCAATTTATTATCCAGAACTACAAAAAAATGGATTTAATGAAAATAGTGTGCTTCGTCATCTGTGTGAAAATAAAATAGTGATGAGTGATTATTTTGGTATTACTCAATACGATTTTTATTTCCCTAAAAATAGTATTCAGTCTGTGGTTGATAATATTCGTTCATCCCCTACAAGAGTATTCTTTGGTTCAGAACTAAAACATTATGAAATATGTTTTGTATATACGTGGCTCAACTTTGCCACATATAATAATCGCGTTATTTTTGAACTAATGAAACAGCAATATGAAGTCGCAAGGAAAAAGAAAACTGATAGAAATAAGGATTTTCCTTTACTAAATAGTTATATAATACCAACAAAAACATTCTACGAAATAATGCCAATTGTAAGAGATCTTTATAATTTGTATATGGAGCACAAAGTCTTTGGAGAGGGAAATCCTTATAAGGATCTGGCAGGGTCATTTGAAAGAATTATGGCATATATCATTGGGCAAGAGGCCGATAAATTAATTCACTGGAATATTAGTCATACTCATTAATACTTTCGTACATGAATTTCAGGCCCTCTTAAGCGACGGGCGGCATTTGGATCATACTGTCCCATAGCATCCTCTGAGGGACGGGCATTGGTCTGTGAAAATCTCCAGAGTTCTGGTGAACAAATCTTAAAGTCTGGATGTATCTCAGCCTTATAATAGAAAATAGTATCTTCTAATTTACTGCTTTGGCTTGTATTATCAATAACAATACATCCGAAATTCTCTGTAAGTTGGTCCATCATTTGACAGAAGAATTCAAATGATGGAAAAGTTGAACCATAGTTATCAAAAATACGTCTTCGATTTGTAATATATGGCTCTCGCAGAATAAATACAAAATCTACATTTGTACGAAGAGCCGGTTGAATTCCGAGGGGGTACTGCATTGTAATAATAAAGAATACTTTGAGCCAACGACCGTTCATAAACAAATAACGAATATTCTTGTCATGTGTCCAACTATCATCATACATACAGTCGTCAAGAATTAAGAATGAACGTGGATCTTTTTTGCTTATAACACCTTGAGTTGCTTCATCTTGAATTGCCTTCATCATCTTCTTTTGACGTTTTACATAGTTCTCAAGAATCATAGGAGAGTATTCTGGGTGAATGAAAATGGGGGGGATCATCTTTCCATATGCTCCATTTGATTCCTCTGTGCCGCTGATTACAGTACCAATAGGAAGATTTTGATGATGAAAAAGAAGGTCCCTTACAAGGGTTGATTTACCTGTTCTGCGACGACCGATAAATACACATACTGCATCTTGTGGTACTCGTTTCATATCAAATTTCTTAATACCGACCTCAATCTTTTGCGTTGCAGCCATTTGTCTAATTACTTTATTTCTAAAAAAAAACTTCTTATTTGCGCGTTTACGGCTACTAGTTTCTATAAGATTGTAAAATCAGAATGGGTAAACATAATCGTAAAAAGGTGAGTGGTAGCGGTGGCGGCGGCGGTAGTGGTGTTGTAATGGCCTCTGCAACAGTTAATATAGGAAAGACTAATATTAGTGATGAAGCCATACGTGAATTAAGTTCTTCGTATACAGATTTTCAGAGTTATTTTCCTCTTCTCGAACGTTTTAAAGGTAATAAAGATATACAATCTATTAATACTGGCCTTGTTGCTAAATCAACATTTCCATGCGATACCGATGAAGTATATGTAAAAGTGGTACATTTACTTAATCCGGATGATTGGATACAGGGAAACTATAGTTTTACAAAGCATCTATCAATGCCGGGTCTTTCAAATGGGTGGGGAAATGTAGTTGATAAATTACAATGTGAAGAGAATCAAGCATATGTTGATACACTAGCCTTGGCACTCTTATCACAATTAAGAGAACAGAATCTTTCTCCACATTTTGTTAAGTTCTATGGGGCTCTTGTTGCAAAGGCCGATAAATATTGTTATAATATTTCTGAAGAATTTCAGAGTTATAAGGCCACGAAATGGTTTTGGACAAATTTAGGAAGTGGTGAGAATTTTAAGTTAAGAATATATTCTTCTGAGAAGATGCGTTTTCTAAATGATGATGAACTAGTTCCGTTTATGCTAAAACCAGAAGAAGTAGAACTTCTGAAGGATGATGCTGAAGGCCAAGAGGATAATATTCTAGAAGATATACCAATTAGTAATAGTAATAGCAGTAATACATTAAGTGATATAGGATCAGTTCATTCTATAGATTTGGAACTTGATGAGACATCTTCTGTAAGGTCAATCTTAAGAATTAGCCCTTCAAATCATACAATCGGTGATGATGATGACAATGATGATGATGACGATGGCAATGATATTTATGCTGAATTTAAGAATATGCCTGTGATGCTAATTTTTATGGAGAAACTTAAAGGTGTAATGGACGATCTTCTTGAAGATAAAAGTTTTACAGAAGAGATGTGGATTGCTTGGTTGCTCCAAGTTATTTTTGCCCTTACACAGGCCCACGCATTTATTGAAATATATCACAATGATCTACATGGAAATAATATACTCTTTACCCCTACAGAGGATGAGTTTCTCTACTATAGAACAAAGGATGGGCAAGTCTGGAAACTTCCAACCTTCGGAAAAGTATTTCGCTTAATTGACTTTGGCCGCGCTATTCTGCGCGTTCAGGGGCAACTTGTTATTAGCGATGACTTTTTTGAAGGAAATGAGGCAGCAGGTCAATACAATTTTGGAACTATTCGCAACCCTAAAGAGGCTGCTGTTGTTCCAAACCCTTCATTTGATCTTGTTCGCCTTGCTGTTAGTATTTTTGATGGACTATTTGAAGAGAAGCCAGCTGAAAAAACTGGTCCAATGGTATCTATATTAAGTAAAGAGGGGTCATTTATTGTTAAAGAAACTATTTCACCGTTATATAACCTTCTATGGTCCTGGATGATTGATGTCAAGGGAGAAAATATTTTACGAGACGAAGATGGTAGCGAGCGTTTTCCTGGTTTTGATCTTTATAAACATATAGCGGCTAACTGTAAGGCGGCAGTTCCTCGTGATCAAATCCGCAAACCAATTTTTGAACGATTTAAGGTTAGCGGCCCTGTTCCAGAAGGAACTGTAGTATATCCATTATTTGTATAATGTGAATGGCTGAATAGAACTAAAATTAATACCACAAAGTGGGCTTAATTTTGGCACTAAATAATTAGCGGTCTAAAATCTTGCAGGGCCAATCTCAAGTTCAACATCAGAAATAGCACTAGTTGTAATAGAAGCAGCAGATACTGTAACATCCTGTAGGGTTTTACCAAGACTGTTAAAAGATTCTGGTACAAAAAAATAAGCAACAGAAGAGAGTGCTAATCCAATTAAGAAATCGCGTGATACTGTCTTTACATTGACCTTATTCCCATCCGTCTTTGTTAAATAATTAGCAGCGGCCCCGATAATACTTATAAAAACCGCACCAAGAACTAAAACAATAGCAGCCGTGGTATCTAACATTAATTTGGGCGTTTACAAAAAAAACTGAGAAAACCCGTCTAAAGAGTTAGATGTAGCAGCGGTAGCGGCAGCGGCATTAATTAGTCTAAAGTTTCGTATTCTATTTCTAAGGATTCAGCTGGATTATCTAGACTTTCAAAATCATTTATTGAAAGTTCATTTACATCGTCGTGAATACGAAGAACTTCGTTAAAATTGTCGTCATCTTCATCAACATCCCCTACAGATGGTACGATCTCCGTTTTTCCATTTTTAAAGACAGTATCAAAGTTGCTAAAATGAACTCTAGGCTCTGTTTCGACAACTATTGTTGGCGGACTTACTTCAGAATTAACTGGAGGTGTTGGTGTAGCAGATGGTGGTGGTGTAGACTCTTCTGACGTATTTTCAGACTTTGCCTCTTGTGGCTTCTCCGCAATAGGTGTTAATAACTCCTCTTGTGTCTGCAACTGTGACTGCGACTGCTCCATGATAGGCGTCGACAACTCCTCGGTTGGAGGCTGCGCATCCTTAATCTCTTCAGCCCCACCACCACCACCACCACCACCACCACCACCACCACCATCTTGTTCGACCCCATCAGGTTCTGAAAGATAATCTCGCAGGAGATTTTTTACAGGTAGCATCCCACGAACAGCCTGCTGAATACACTCATTCAGAATAATCTCAAGTTGTCGCAGATTCTTCTGTTTTTCAAGAGAAGGTATACTGTCTGAAAATAAATATACATTACTCCAAATTCGCCGAGCCGACTCAGATAATGTGCGATGAAGAAAATGCTCTACCTTCGGAACAGTAATCTGGATTGACTTATTCTTGGAATTTAATCGAATTGCAGATAAAACCTTTGTATGCGCAATAAATACTGCAGTCAGAAGTTCTTCTAAATAATCACACCCAGACTCCTCCTGAATTTTCCCAGTCTCTTTCGCCACCTTATCAATATTCCAATCAGGTATCTGGCTCAGGAGTTCCTGATACTTTTTCAGCACCCGCTTCTTATCAACCTCTTCTGCCCTAGCAATATCAAGTAATCCCAAAAAGAACTTCTGTAAGGGATTCATCAAAAATACACACAATTGTTTTGTGTACTCACCCTTTGCTTCCGCATATACTGAAATTGCTGAACTACTATCTATAGAATCCATCGGTCGTAGAATATCTAGCAATTAGTTTTAATATCAGAACCTTATTTAGACGCAATCAGTCCCTCCTCACAACACGCGAGTGCTAATAATCCCCAAACTGATCGCCCTGATCCCCATGCTCTTCTATAAATATCCTTACGCTCAGTTGGAAGAGTATTTAGAACCTTCTCAAGAAGAGTCGCCGGATTTAGAGACTGTTCTCTTGCTTTCATAACTGCCCTTACATGGTCCTTCTTTGCATCCTCGAGCCAACTCTCCTCTATTTCCTCAGCATTTCTGATTGCCGCAACTATCTTTGAAGGAAGTGTTATAAGTTTATTTTTATACTGCTGCTGTCTATATGAGATATCAGTAAAATAGATAGATACACAACGAGACCGAATTGGTATACTAATACGGGTTTCATCACGAGTTTCAAGAACAAACTCCACATGTTTTGAACATGTTTCAATAATACGACGTAAGAAAGCCTGTGCCTCTGGAGTTAAAACATCTGCGCCTTCAATCCACACAATTGTAGGCTCTGAAGCACGGTGCATTGCGAATAGTAGGGGTCGCCCATCTCTGAAGGAGCGGTCAACACGCGCATGAATTCTGAGAATTCGTGCTCCCGTTTTCTTTGCTCTTTCATATACCCAATGGCTCTTTCCTGAACCTGGAGGACCAATAAGCCAATATGCTGGCTTTGGCCGGTGAATAATCATATTACTTAGAAGTATATACATACATTTCTTAGGCTGTCAAGCGCGAACACCTCGCATAGCAGCAGCATCTAGTTCCGCATTTTTACGTAGGCTCTGATTGAGTGGATTCGCCTCTAAAGCAGATACCATATCAGGTGTAAAACGCTCCGCACTCACATCCAAATGTAAAGGCGCCCTATACTTTACATAACCTATATCACCTACACCTGTAGGGATTCCAACTACACGATTCATTGTATTTGTACGATCATTTATATAATCTGTATCTAATTTTCGCGATGTCTGATTAATATCTCCTGTGAATATTGCCGATCCACCATTACCTGCAATAGGTTTACGCCCAGAAGCTATCTGCTCTTTACTCGAATTAGTGCGCATATTATACGCAAACTGATGGTCCATATTCGCCTGATTGGCTGCCATAGGCGCACCAGTATATGAGCGACTGCTTAGTTGCGACTTCTGTGTTGGCCGCGCAATATCATCCGGATCATATACTGTCAGACGTTCAGGCGCAGCACTTGGCGATGCCATACCAAAGCGATTCCAATCAATTGTAGATTCTTTCACTGTTGTGCGTGCGATATCAGAGGGATCCCATACAGTTATGGCAGGAGCAGATGATCCAGCATAGCCAACAGGAGTACCTGCCTGACGAATATTTCCAATAGTCTCCCCGCGACGTGTAGGGCGTGCAGGATCCTCAAAATGAATTGTAGTTGCTCCCTGGCCATCCTGTGCTGGTGCGGCATTCAAGCCCATTGTGCGCTCACTTGTCGCATCACGCTCATTGGGCTTATTCTCATATGAAGCGCGCCCATAATCTGCTGCTGAACTGTCTACATCTTTTGTATAATATCCTGTCATATCAGCATTTCTATAACCTGTACCACCATACTGTTGCCCCATAGGCGAACGATATGCTCCACTCACATAACTCTGACCAAAATCCTGTGAGGCACCTGAAGGAATATACTCAACAGATGTCTCGGGACGGCTTGTATGTGGTAGAACCTGAACAGGGCGAGCAGTCTCCTTGAAAGTTGTTGTACCTGTTGGAATGGCACCAATAGATACACCAGTATCATCTACCCAGAAACGATCAGGGTTATTCTTGCGAACTTCGCCAATATTTCCTATCTCAGCTGTTTTACCAATAAAATGTACACCTGGTACTGCTACACCCTCATATGTAAGTTTAGGTTTATTTGCTGTACGAAGTTCATCTGTTTTCTTGTATCCATGCTCCATCATATACTGATTTACTTCCAGTTGCTGGAACCCGCCCTTACCTGTAAGGCCAAACTTCTCGCCAATACCAGGAGCAACACGTGTTGGCTCAAATGGCTTCTCACCCGCACGATTACGAGGCTCATTGATGCGGCTCTGAACAAAATCGGTGGCGGCTTCTAGACCATAAGGATTGCCATAAGGCGCCTGAGCATCCTTAAACATATTCTCAACTTCTTGCTTCTTAATCTGATTCACACCCGATCCAGTATATGAGTCAAGGCGATCTGTATTGGCAGTAGCACGCATATTCTGTTTCACACGACCACCAAAGAAGGGTACCATGTTATTATGACGGAACTCAGTAGAAGGAATTTTTTCACCACTAAGAGGACTTACAGTATAACCATCCGTTAAATATGTCGGATCTGCCTCAATACCAGCTGGATTGAGTTGTACTTGTGGAGTAGCATCCTCAATTGGCACAGGAGCCGGTGCCCTTGGCGCCTTACCAGGTGACTTTGTGGCATAACCGACAGGCATACCGTAAGGACCGGGATTAGGCTCAGAAGTATATAAATTTCCATCAGGTGTGCGATACATCATATCAAGTCCCTGGGCTGGCCCGCGAGCAGATGCGCCTTTTGGTGAAGTTGCTAGGGGGGCTTTTAATGGGCCTCGCGGGACAGATGTATCCTGCTGCTGGCCTTTAATAGCAGATGTTTCAAACCCCTCCTTTGTTCCTATAGGCTTTTTGAGTTTAGATACAGCATATCCGAGACCTATTAAACTTAGTAGCGTAACAGCCTCCATATCTAAATAGTTCTTTGATAGTTTGGATACTTTTGAACCAATCAACTTTTAAAAAAGGTTGATTTGGTAAGCGCTTCGGTATCAGTGTGTCTTACAACGTTCCTTATCTAGACTGCGAGACGGAATGAAGAAATCAAATGGTGTCTCAAATGTCTGCTGAGGCTGATGAGGCAGAGGAATCCAACGATTCCATCCTGTAGCCCTTAGAGTACAAGGAGGATTTACCAAATGATTAAATGTCTGGGGGAAAACTTCATCCTGTGCTGATTCGTAGGGTGTATTATTATACTTATTTGTCCGTGGATCATATTGTAAAGTATCACACTTCACACGAGTACCTAGACGATTAATATTCTTCAAATCACTCTCAACATCTGTACGCCATGCTCCGCTAACCCAACTCTGGCCAGACTTCTGAAGGCGGGTTGTCGGATCTACAACAAATGTCGTAGGACAGTTATGGTTAGGAACATTTAGATAGTATCTTGCTGCATATGAAGTAATTCGCATATCATCTGCTTGATGAAATTCATCGAATTTAGATCTCGTAAGGGCTTGTTGTTGAGGCATGCAAGACATCCCTATCGCTATCTGTCATTACTAAATTATTTGCGCGAGACTCTAGTGTCTAGTGCTACGCCTTTCTGTTGCGTCTAGACGTCTTTCTGTTGCGTCTAGATGCCTTTCTGTTGCGTCTAGACGTCTTTCTGTTGCGACTAGATGCCTTTCTGTTGCGTCTAGACGTTTTTCTGTTGCGTCTAGTGCTCCCCCCAACAATTGACATACCATTTGGTAGTATAATCTTACCAGATACCATATTCAAATTCATACCCTCCTTCTGTAAGGCACGTTTTACAGCATTACGCGCAAACTTAGAAACAGGATGTCCCCTTTTTGCCATCGATATCTCATATAAGATATCTGTATTCCTATCACCTCCCATTTGACTTACAGCCTCCATTATTTTTTCCACTAATTCTGCCTCAGAAAAGTTACTAATGTTCTCCTCTCTATCAGGATCCACTGATTCGTAAAAATAATTACGCAGATCCTCAAGAGAATAACTTTCAAGTTCCTCTCGTAGATTTTTAATATTTGATGTATTCTTGTATGCTTTTAATGCAGTATTATATTCTGGTGTACTGCGCATTAATACATTTCCAGAATTCTCATGATATAAATTTGGCTGTGACATTCTAATATATTCTGATATTTTAGATAGGATAAATGGCTGCTCAAAGAGGTCTCGATTTAAATATAATATTTATTTTCCCATCTGAAGTAAATCCTCAACAACTACAAGCATTTTTTACACGTCCCGGTGTAATAATTAGAAACATTGTCGAAGGATCATTTGTGAGGGGAAAAGTTGTACCACTTACGCGCGGCCCTAATATATCACAACTTAGACGTAGTTCGCGTATTGCTGCTCTACCGCAGCAAGCTCCACGAGCAAACTGGATAGTTGCTGTTACAGTTCATTATCCTATGCCACTTATTGATATTAGAAGGGATATTGAAAAGTCATTTGGAAGAGATACTGTTAAAATGAAGAATTTTACAGATTATGAAGCAATTATGCCTAATGTAAGAGATATTCAAGTGGGAGAAGTACCTGTTGCTGCTATGATGAATGATGAAGAAATGGCAGATCTAGCAGGTCTTTTTGGCGCAAGAGGTGTCGGCGGCAGAGGAAGACGTATTACACGTAAAAACCGGGCGTCAAGAAAGACACGTAAGAATAAGAGACGTTCGTACTAAATGGAGACAATTCGTATTTTTGATGAATTTAAACAGTCTCCTTCAGAAATAACAACTGAAGAAAAACATAATAAACGTGTTAAACTCGAACCTCTCATATTTGATATTCTAAAAACCAAATATGGGACAATTCTTAAAAACACATTTAAATCTTATAAACCTCCCTTACATAATAATGAGAAGGGCTATATATTAATTATTGAGCGACGAATCCATGAAAATCTTCGATTTATTCTTCATAATGCTGCTTGGGCCGCCGCCGCCGCTGGTTGGGGCATTGGATTTATTTGCTCAGATGTGAATGCAGAATATTGTAATGTAATTGGAGAAGGGAAAGCCCTTATTCTACCACTCTTTAAGGGAAGTCCAGAGAGAGATGAAGCACGTAGTGAATATAATCGAATACTAAAAGACCCTGAATTTTATAGGGCACTTCCTTCCGAAAATCTCTTGTTTTTACAAACAGATTCATATCTCCGCAAGCAGATTCCAGATTTTATAATGGATTATGATTTTATTGGTGCGCCTTTTGCTTGGGATGAGACAAACGCAGGCGGTGGAACTACATTTCGAAAACGAAGTATAATGATTGATATATGCGAAAGATTTAGTGAAGATATCGCATCTGAAGATCTATTTATTTCAAAAGGTGTTCGAGAATTAAATTATCGAACACCAGATTTTATGGATGGTATAACATATTTTACAGAATCATGTATTTATGAAGATCCTATTGGTGTTCATCAATGGTGGACATTTTTCTGGCCAGGTGTTGAAGAAGCAGAATTCTTTTTCAAATCACTATTAACTATAGAGTGTTAATTAAAATTTAATACTTGTGAGGCTGTAAACAAGTGTCCTTCTTAAGAGGTTCTGGTGCCATAACAGTTGGATATGCCCACATCTGATACGCAGGTAAGTCATTCTTTGTAATATCGATTGTTAAATCATATTTACGATTTTGTCTCTTAATACTTGTATCATTTTCCCCTACAGGGTGATGTTTGAAAGGGTCGCAGCGAGTTAGGGGTCGTGTGCGACGAGATAGATCACTCTCAACATCTGTTATGTTTCCCTTAACAAGACTTACTTCATTTCCACCCACAAGTCCTAGAATATGACGTTTAGGGTGGGAACTAATATAAGCGTACTGGCTCTGGTCATATAGTTGTGTGTTTTCAGCAGCAACCCAAGATGGCTGTTGAATAACTGAGTTTGTTATATCTTCAACAGGCGTTGGTGATAAAGCTGCCATT